CTGATATTTCTTTTATCCCTAACTTAACATCTTGACGCCATGCTTTTATTTCCTCAAATTGTAATTTATTAGCTGTTTCTATTGCCGTTACACGATTACATATTTCAACATTTTCTTTACGTATTTCAACATTTTCCTTACGTAAATCTTTTACATTATTTCTATTTTCGGAAAGTCCAGCACTAGATATTAGCAATACTATTGTAATAAGTATCCCAGCTATCCATTGGAATGTAGGAAATTTATCATTTTTTTCATTATCCATTTATTGTTCTCCAGAATTATTTACTTATAACAATAAATTATATAATCCATAGTTAATATTTTATGGATAATTTTAAGCATTCAACATATATCCACCAGCCACAAGAGGTCGCCACATAACTGTAATATCTGCAACCTTACCAGCACCAGCAGTAGCACCACCAATTGTTAATTGAACTTTTTTAGTAGCTGCTGTTACGGATGGCCCACGATAAACTGAATAGAAATTGCCCGTTAAATTTGCCTTTGCACCAGCAGTAGCGGAAAATAAAACAATCGGAGTTCCGTCATCGGTCTGTACTGAGATTCCAGTAAATGTTTCTACTGAATGCAGATCATCAGGGATAGATACAATCACAGCATCAATAAACAATGCTTGCGCTGTAGCGGTCATCACATCATAAGTATTTGCAGCTTGGTTAAGGGAAATCTGCTTATAGTTGACTGTTGATTCCGGCATAAATGACTTAGGAACCCATGCGTATCCGTTATAGATAAACATAAATCCGGTATTCCATTCAAAGGCAGTTGCGCCGGTCTTTACATCTGTGGGTTTGGTATCAGTTGAAAGTCCAATGAATCTATTATTTGTTGCCCCTATTGGTTCGTATGCCATTTTCATCCCTCCATTTTTCGGGACTAAATTTGAAATTTATGTTGAAGGCGGACTGTACGTACAGACCAGTCGCGCCTCTTGAAAGTTAATTAAGCAATCAGCGTATGCGGCCAAGTATCCGCCTGTCCTTCTGTTCCACTTCCGGTGATGATATTACCGCAAGCAAATTCATTCTTGCAGTCAATACCCGTCATGGGGTCAGAGTCTATATCTGCGTCAGTTATAAGCCTGTTGTTGATGACATAAAACTGGTCGGAATTGTCATCAATGGTCAAAACAACGGCGTGAATGGTACATCCCTCAATCCGGCTATCGTAAGCGGGAGCGCCGGAAACAACATCTATTCCTTCGGTGGCATTGATATAACAATCTTTAATGACTGTCTGATGATTAGCCGAAGTACCCGCAATGGCGATTCCTACTGCACAAATACCAGTCCCATAAGCTGCGGGGTTTTGATAAAGATCAAATCCTTCAATGCGAACAAGTGCCGAATTGGTAATCTGGACACCAACTGTATTACCTGCCGCTGCCGGCTGCATCATTCCGCCGATAATCTGGAACCCGTGGCATCCAGCGGGAATTGTTATACCCACTCCAGCACCATCTAACTGAAAACCAATATTAATAATCCGGCAACCAACCTTTGCAGCAGCAATCGTATGATGACCAATAATTCTAGGGTAGGGAACAAGGTCAGCTCCACATCCAATAATGTCGCATTTTTCAGGAAGTACGGTTATGCTTTCAGTAATTCCATCTCCCATTACAAAAATTCTATTACGTCTTGCCCACCAACGATTTGCAGTTAATCCAATACTGGTATTTGAAGCCGTAATTGCTTCGGCTATGGTTGCAAAGGGACTCTGCATCGAACCATCACCCGTAGCAGAAACATTCAGATCAACAAAATAATCTGCTGCTCCCGTAGGATTCCCACCCATTATGCTTCCGCCAGGCTCGACAAGAATTTGTCCACCATAAGCTACGACTAACTCATCTCCACCACGTTTCCGATAAACTTTAGGACCATAACTTGTATCACTCATTTTTTAATTCCTCCGTTATCCGGTGGTTTCCCCGATACGACCCGGATAAGATCGTATCGAGTACCCACTAAAGGGCCGGTGTTTATATGTTATGCTACAGGCGCAATTTCAGGATTACCCTTAATAAGCTCAATCGACATCAAAGTAGTATTCGATCCAGTCGTAGTTTCCGTATAGGTCAATTCCAGATAACGCTGTCCGCCAACGTAACCAATTTTATAAAGAGTGTTGTCTTCATCTTCGGCATCAACAGTCAACACAATTCCGCTAGTAACTGTCAAATCAACCATATCTGCTGTTTCTACTGCCGTGTAAGTCGTTCCATCGGGAGAATCCTTCATGGTAAACGTCCAGTAATCTGTTGCTGATAATCCCGTTCCCGAATCGGTGCCAAGATGAATAAGGATACAAGCAGAGTTAAATCCCTGAAGATCAATATCAGTAATAGTTCCTGTTGCCGTTACTGATACGGGAGCCAGCAGAGAAACAGTTTCAATGTTGCTATAAAGGTCTTTCATTTATTTTTACCTCCTATGGTAATGGGGCAGGATAACCTACCCCGATTATTAATTAATCAAACATTAAGAAGCTGCGATCTTGAGCGCCTTAATCGCCTCGAACATGACTATGCCTCCACCCACTCTCTTCGTGGTATAAAAGAGGACATTCCCCTTGGAAGTATACGGATCACGAAGTACCCTAATTCCCATGCGATCCAGAATCAGATAAGCTCTCTTGAAATTGCCAAAGAAGCAGGGGTACTTTCCAGCGCCAATGGTATCAATGTTATCGTCAGTATCAACCGGATAACCGAACAGGACATTGGGTGCGCCTGCCTGAAGGCCCGGTTGCCACAAAGACTGACCGTTACCATCTTTCAACTGACGAATTTTCCCGACTGTATTACGGTTCATCAACCAAGAAGCACCGTTAAGATAAATTGATTTAAGAGCGAGAGTGACATCTTCCAGTTTGTCAGCATTATTCAGCAAGGTAGCGTGGCCACCAGCAATGTAACCAACCTTACCGAAGGAGTAAGAGGCATCGGCAATAAAGGTGTATCCGGCGATACCATGAGGCTTTTCAACACCATTACCACTGATAAAAGCAGAACCTTCTTCCTCTGCGAACTCAATAGAAACCTCGTCGGCCAACCACGAAGGAAGATCAATAGTTGCGTCATCGAGGGAAATCTGAGTACAACCTGGTTCGGCATAAATCTCTTTCATGTTAATGGCGATTTCCTTCAAAGTCGGAGTATCAGTTTCGGTACGTGATGCTTTTTCAGCAACCCAACCAGAAGTAGCTCCACCCATATTAACGAGTTTCTTATAGGTATCAGTACCAATAGAGCGAACTGTACATATCCTCCGCATTGCCGACATAGTACCTGCTACACGATCAATAGCCTTGTCGAACTCAGGCGGGGTAATCAGGTATCCACCATCGGGATCGGATAACGTGGACAATCCGGCCTGTACCTGTAACTGTTTAACTGCTTCAAGCTGTGCTTCCCCACCCTTACGAAACCATTTCTCAAAAGCAGCTCTGTGTTCTGCTTTAGCGTTGTCGATCTGCGTAGAACCACCACCCTTAAATTCGTCACGAGCTACTGCGGTTTCCAGTGCTTCCAACTGAGCTTTGAGCGCTACGATCTTATCCAGTTCAGCGTTGATTTTGTCGATCTTTTCTACTGTATCTGCCGGTGCGTATCCTTTATTCTCAATAGCTTTAATTCTCTGTTCATTGGCTGCTTTAAATTCCTCGAAAGTTCTACCGAGGGCTTCAATGGTATCTTTTAATTCCTTCATTATCGTTCCTCCTGTTGGCTGTTTCTTGGGCAAAGAAAAAAAGGCGACATAAATAGAGGGATAGCTCTATCCAGCCGCCTTAAAATTCTTTCTTACGTCCCGCTTCAGATGATCGGTCTTAACGAGAACCCTGATTTTTAATTACTGCTTCAATTTTGAAGTTATTTTCTCAATCTCCGCTTTAAGTTCATTAATACCCGCTTGTTTTGCGGCCTCTATTTCTTTCTCTATATCGCCTTCCGAATTATCGTCGGCATGACACCGATCAACTAACTTAGCAGCACGACATGCCGCCGCTACTGCTTTGGCGAATCCCTTTGGGGCTTTTGCGTCCCTCATGGCTTTTTCAACGTCAAATCCTGTGAATGTCGGATGTTCTATGTCTAAAAATTCTTCTGGTAAATTAGCAAATATAGACAAATTGAAATTAGCTTTTACTAATTTTCCTGTTACTATCTCATCAATAAATCCATTTTCCTTAGCTTCTTTTGCTGTCATCCAAGTTGTTTCCTTCATCATGTCAGCAATAGCTTTTTTACCTTTTTTACTTTTATTCTGATAAGCATCAAGAATGTTTCCATCTATTTTTTCAAGAAGGTCAGCAGTTTCGCGCATTTCATATTGATTACCCATCGTAAATGTCCAAGCATTGTGTATCATCAACATTGTATTGTCATATGCTTGAACTTTCTTACCGGCCATTGCAATTACGGAAGCTATAGATGCTGCTAACCCTTCAACACGGGTAGTTACGGTTCCTTTATGAGATGCAAGTGAATTGAAAATACTGGCACCATCGAATACATCGCCGCCTGGAGAATTAATACGGACAACAACATCTCCTATATCAGCGAGAGCATGAATAAGATCACGAGGATCGTTATACGGCCATCCCACATAATCGAATAAGAGTATCTGTGCTTCTTCGTTATCTTTAGCTGCCACAACTTTAAACCATTCTGGCTTATCTAATGGTTTGTTATAAATTGTGGCTATCGCTTGTGCATTAGCTCTAGTTCGATATAATAGATTCACTTTGCCGCTCCTTTCTCCGTGCTCGCCGGGGTATTGGTATCCTTAGTCGTGCTAGTTCTTGTTTCGTATTTTTCACCATCAGGAAAATATGGATTCATTTCAAGTAATCCACGAACCTCATTAGGATTCATAATGCACTTATCAATAGCAATCTGAAATCCTTCCATCTGCTCTTTAAATGCTCCACGAAGAAGACTACGCATTTCAAACTTAGCGTAGAATCTTCTCTTCTCTTTTTCTGTTAAGAGAGATCGGTAAATAGCCTTCTCTCTATTTACGATAATCGGAGCTAAGGCATGAGTTACAAAAGCCAACATAAACTGTTCGCTACTAGCATATGTAGTCGGGGCATCTCCGGCCTGAAGAAGCATTAACGGTACTCGAAACAAACTTGCTATTTGGGATTGAGTATATTTCTCATTTTCAAGAAATTGCTGATCGACGAGTTTTATAGGAGGAAAATTCATCTTCATCCCGTCATCAAGAAACATTAACCCTTGACTATTAGACAATCCTGCAAATTCCTCTGTCAATGATCTAGCTACGTTTTTTCTGTCCGGCGTATCCATTCTATTTGGAGATTCAATAATTGCGCTTGGGTGTAATCCTCTTCCAAAATAATTAGCCTTAAATTTTTCGTATGCTATTCCAACACCAACAGATTCACGATTGTAAGCGATAGGATTTAAGCCACTATAGCCATTTAAAGACATGCCACGAACATGGAATATTTTATCTTGTAAATATTCTTTAACCGATCCACCTTCTAATATTTTGTATGTTATCGACCAGTCAGGGTTTTGTTTAATTTCTTGAACTCTCTCAGGATCAATAGGAATAAGTTCTCGCACTTCGCCACGAACCATTGTTTTAAAAGCGAGAAAGTCACCGCGAAGTGATTCATGTGCAACAGACATTCCCCATAATTCATCTGCTCCCATCCAAGAGTTAGGTTGATCGTGAAGGATGCTGTAGAGTGGATGATCTATAGCTTTTCCGGTAGTAGCATTCTTACCTTCACCAACTCTTTCCATAAGATGACAAGGCATCTGCGCTATGGACTGATAGAGAACCTTTACGCAGGCATAGACGGTCGCAAGTCGCATGGCTGTCTCAGAATTAACTGACACACCAGACGACGTAGAACCTCCACCGAAATATTCACGAATTAATTTATCAAGAGTTGGACTAACTGCTTTCGGTCTTGGAAGTCTGGACATGAAATTACCCACGCTTTTCCTTATCCTCCATGAGCCATCCAACAACCATTAGGATTAACCCAACAACAGTAAACGCTATCCAAGGCTTAAACAGAAAAAGGCCATATCCAAGAGAGATAAGGCCACCAAGGAAAAATACTATACGAATATCGAAGGCTAACTTAAACTTTCCGACAAGAGATGATAAGAATAAGACTAATGAATTTAATTTATTAATCACCAAGCATAAAGCCCCACAGATAGTTCAATTAAGTAGGGTACATTATGTATGGAGTTTAAAATTAATTATACAGACAGTAATATGACAAATTAGGACAATTTATAAGAAATACTTATTTATGAAGATTTTATACAGATTGTAATTTCCATTCTCTTATTTTCTCTTTCTCAATTACAGGATGACCAGCTTTGTTTCTGACAACGGGTAAATCTTTTTTCTTCCAATATCTCATTGCTGTTTTCTGACTTACACATAAGAAATCAGATATTGCTGTCCATCCCTCAAGAATATCATCCATTAATTACTTCTCCTTTACGTCCTATATCCTTCAATCAATAACGGAATAAGATTTTCTACTGGTTCTGTGTTAATAAGATATACATGAGGGGCCACGCGGATGTATGTTTCATATTCCACTATGCATTTATTGTTGTCTCCTACGGCCCATACATGGCTTCTATTACGCATTACCGGCACTGAAAATGTGCATGAAAATCCTCGCACAACCAACTTCTTCCCATCCATAATACCACCTACAAATAAGGCTGTTTCAGACATAATCATTACCCTTTCTAAAACTCTCGCATAGCTTTAATCTCTTCATAACTTTTACCGGCGTAGATTGATGTGGTTGGAGCCGGAACTCTCAATAACCTATCTAGCCCTAATAATATAACTACTATCGGGTCTATCTTTCCCTGACTTGATGCTTTATTTGGTGATTTTCCTCCACCTGTAGGATTTATCTTAACTGATACATTATCAGCAGCAAATCGCGCAATCGGATTACCACCATGATTAAGCTTCTTTAATAAAAGTAATCTTTCAAATTCCTGACAAGGGCCATTCATCGACACCCAACCCATTCCACAAGCCATTACTTTTGGGTCTTTCTCTGTACCGCCTAATTCAACATCAAGCTTTTGAGAGAACTCGTATCCCTGGAATCCTCGGTCAACAGAAATACTCTGGATATTAAACATATCTTTATCGCCGGGTACATATATGCCATCCTTATTTGTATATCCAGCTATCTTGCCACGAACCATATCGTAGTCGATAGCATCGCCGGGAGTAACTGTTAGAAATCCTCTGTCTGCCCATGCTTTGTACTGATCCCTGTATTTATTCTTTGTATCAAATAATCGCGCTTCTGGACACCACACACGGAATAATATGTCGATTAAATCTTTATCCTGTTCATCTCTAAATAACATCCCCCAAACAGTAAGATCGGATACAGCAGATAGATCGATCCCACCAACACATGCCCTACCACGGCAAGTTTCTTCTGTAACAGGACGAATATTATTTAAATCCCACTGTGCAAGATCAATCCATCTGTTCTCTGATTGTGTCCAGATATTAAGGCGCTTAGTAAGGAAATTATTTTGAGCAGAAGGCATCTGTCGAGCAATGCGAGCCTTATCACGCATGTCTTCTATCTTGGTCATGTAACCGGGAATCGAATTGCCACTTTTATCTATTCCAAATTTAATACCTCTTTCTGTTGTTCCGATTAATCCCGGCGCAGCCTTTACCCAACAATCTTCATTCGTCCAATCGTCTTCATAACACTCACCATCTTTAAGTTCTTCCCTTGCTTCTTTAAGATCGGGCCAGTCTTTTTTAACGTCAAGGGTAAATATCATCCCAAAGAAAGAATCATCTTGAATTGTCTCTCTTAAAATTTGGGTTAGATATTCTCTTGTCTGATAACAGATACCTGTTTGATTAAAACCTGCTGTCGTAATAATTAAAATCAATGGTTGTGAACGAGCGCCGATAGAGTCAGAAATCAAATCATGTACTTGACTATCAGGATGGGCATGAAGCTCATCAAGACTAGCAAAGTGGGTATCAAGACCATCAAGAGATTTAGCATCAGAGGAAAGTGGTTCGCACTTAGAATTAGTTGATTCAACCGATAGCTTATTGGTAAGATAAGTAACATTCTTCGCAAATCCGGTATGCTCAGTAAGATTCCTTACATTATCCCAAACAATTTTAGCTTGTTCGCGTTTCACAGCGGCAGTGTAAATTTCACCTGCATCTTCCCCATCAGCAATAAAAAAGTATGCAGCAAGACCACCAGCCAACGTACTTTTGGCCCCCTTACGAGCCATTTCAATATATGCTTTTCTGAATCTACGGGTATTGTCGCTTGTCCTATACCATCCCATAAGAACCCAAACCGCAAACATATTGTGGGGAGCTAACGTAAACGGCAATCCTTTATAATCTCGGCCTTTCCAAAGCTTCAAAAAACTGAAGAACTTTACAGCATGATAAGCTTTATCCTCACGGAAAATAAGTCCACGGACAGAACCATCTTTAAGATCATTGAGATGTCTGGTGCAGGCTAATTTTACAAACCGGCAAGCAACAACCTCTCCTAACAGAACTCCATCTATATAATCATGGACGATTTTTTTGATACGGGCGATGTCTTTCTTGATGTCAGCTTCGGTCACTCTGTTATCCCTTTGAATGATTCAGGAAGAAATACATTATCCGGTATCTCATAATCATAAAACAACGGTGCTATTTGCCTTGGCCTATATCCAGCAAGTCCACATCCAATCGGAGTCACCAAAAACCTAAATTGCTTATTTTCCCTTGCAAAATCTAAAAACTTTGCAATTTGTTTCTTAATAGACTCCAATGGAAGAACTTTTAAATTACGATCCTTTGTCGCTATCCCATATGTCTTTCCCATTAACCCTACGCCTTGTCCTCTGATAGCTCCAAATTTCACTGCTTGTAATGCTGCTCCTTTTCCATGCCTACCAGCATAATTGGAACCAAATACAAATATTTCATCATCGGCAAGAGATTTTATTACTTCCGTTGATCTCATTATTTACCACCCATATTCAAAAATTCATCATGTGGATCAACCGTTTCTTTGTCGTCAAGTCCAAAATTACCTCTATTTGACAATGGAATAAGATAGAACTGTTTTTGATAATCAAGAAACAGTTTTGAATATTTACGCTTTATATCAGACAAGGCCGACTCCTTGTTTGATTGTATTTGTACCTTGTTCTTATTATCCCATTTCTCTTCTAACTGAAGTAAAGATCGATTTGTTTCATCAATAGCTTTATTAATCCCTACCAACTGTGAATAAATGTTACACATCTCCGCAAAGGCATCCTCAGACAAAACATTCAAATGGCCCCTTGACTCAACAGTAGGGGCTATCTTGTCCCAATAATCAGCAGCTATTTCATTCAAGTGACTAGGACGAATTACTTTCGCAGCTAAGGGCGGATTTGATGGTGTTTTGGGTATAGTTTTTACCCCATTTTTTACTTTGTTCCCAGATACGCTACGTTGCGAATTTTCAAAGTTTTTCTTACATTTTGCACAACAATATTTTTGATTACTCCGCATCTCTTTATTCTTCTTACAAGATGGACACTTTTTAATCATTTACCCACTCCTGAGTGCGGTTTCCGTCCCCAACGGTCTGTATTATGGATATGTTCATGACACGGTATACAAACAGATAATAGATTTTCCATTACCAATCTTAGTTTTGGATAATCCTCAACCGGCATTACATGATGAACAAGGTCAAGAGGACGTTCTATGCCTTTATTCAAACAAACCTCACACAATGGATTATGATTAGCTTTAAGTTCTCTAAGCTTCTTCCATGCTGCGTCATAACCACGCTTTGAGCTACTACCCCTTCTTCGATCATATTCTTTAGTTTCATTATTATTTAAAGCCTCACACTCAGGGCATAATCTTACATTCCCCCTGATTAAATTAGGACAAGAGCGAAATCGTGATCCCTTCCCTGGACAAGGACGGCTAGATATTAAAGACAATTATAATCCTCCCACACAACACGAAGATGATTGGTTAATACTTACTCCAATAGCCAGTGAAGGCTGAAATGATTCGTAAAGTTTATCATTTTTACTTATATTGTCGAATGCCCAAAGCGGTTGTAAATTCTTTAATGCCCATGCTTTTTTGAAATCAGGATCATTAGTACTGGTAATATTATGGGCAGATATAGGGATTTTGTGATCGATATGTATAGCGCCATCCATAAACCTTTCCCATGTCATTCCATCGGTAAACTTCTTCTCAAGATGACACTTTAATTGCTCAATTGTATATCCGGTAAGATCTTGCCACTTTTTTCCACCCTTACCACTTCTAAGATTACTATACATTAAAATACGCATTCGACATTTCAACGCAAAGGCGGGGTCTGTTTTCTTGCGGAGGGATTCATTTAGATTTCTTTTAATTTTATATTCTTTTGATGTTTGACGCTCATGCTCGTATTGTTTAATAACAGCAGCTCGCCTTTTTCTGGATGCCGCCTGATATTTTCTCGCTGTCGGTGTTTTGCTCTTTTTAGCATCACATTCCTTACAGAAGCAGGCAAAACCATAAGTAGTTGATTTGGTATGATGAAAATATTCTTCTGATAAAGGTTTTGATTCTTTGCATATTGAACAACGTAATAGTTTTTCGCCAGTTGGTGATATTGAAAAATTACGAGCACGATAACATTCAACAGAACAATATGTAGCCTTCTTTTTTGACATAAATTCTTTTCCACATTTTTCACATATATTGGATATATTTTTAGGCGGTATGTACCCCCTGATCCTTCGGGACTCTCTCTGGTGAGTAAGACGACACTTATCGGAACAATATAATTTCTTACTACCTCCTTGATGTGTTCTATTTACTAAATTACCACCACAATGCAAACATTCCATTTATCATCCTTAAAATTTCAATAAAAAAAAGTGCCTTTGCGTCAGCTTGCTA